TGGAGGCTAGACCGTAATGAAATTGATACTAAATAAAATAACTATGGAGGCTAGACCATAATGGCAATTTATTATTTTAATCCAGATGCAACTGGGGCAAACGATGGCACATCCGAGGCAGATGCTTGGACTGCAATTTCGTCATTCGGTGATGCTACCTTGTCTTCTGGTGATACCGTGTATATGAAATCTTCATCAAGATACACCGAAGCAGAAGTAACATTCACCACCGACGCAACCACTGGAGCCATCAGACTAAAGGGATATTCATCAACAGTAGAAGATGACGGGATGTGTATGCTTGGTGGTGGAACTAACAATCTCTTACAGTTTGATGGTGATTTATGGGTCATTGAAAACTTGGATATAGAACAAGACTGTTATATAGCAGTTCAGTCTGGTGGAATGAACAACATATTCAAGAGATGTAAAATCGTCACCACAGATACAGCGTCAAATGCCATTGCTCTTTATGTGGATAAAGAGGTTAGTGTTATAGACTGTTATATAGAAGCAACAGATGCCACCACGGCGATTGCTAAGAGGGGGACAGCCATATATGCTAATTGGGGAGACAGCCTTGTTATTCAGGGATGTGTTATTCGTGGATATGTCGGTATTGGTATGAGTGCGTTGTCGCAGGCTTGGTTGATTTGCACTGATAATATATTCGCACCACCATCAAACACTACAATGGAAACGGCGATTTGGATTGACGGCGATTCTGGAAACGTCAGTGGTTGTGTTGTTTCAAACAATTCAATTTATAAGTGTGGCAGCCGAGGCATTTATTACTATGATCTTCCATCATCTACAGACTCCCATAACAACATCTGTCACAACAATATTATTTGGGCTGATGGTGATGCTTCTGTGGATGGTATTTTAGACTATGCTAGTGATGCAGAAAATACTACTATACATTTTCTCAACAATGCAATTGGAAATGTGGGTGGTGGGGACTATGTGAACTTCTGGTCTGGTATTACTGCGGGGGCAGCACCAGTATCTCTGACGGCAGATCCGTTTGTTGACGGTGATAATTTGGACTTCAGGTTGAATAATGTTTCTGGTGGCGGTGCCGCCTGCCGCAGGGCATCAACACCAGTTACTAATTTCTTTGAGTTGACTTCTACACCAAACAGAAAAGACCTTGGTGCAGTGCAACATAGTGGATTAGTTGAAAGGGTGAGTGTAGGATAATGGGGTTTTTATTGGCGGGAAGAGATACAGCCGGTGGATTAATACTGCCGGATATGAGTGCACCCAACGTTTTGTGTAATGGTGCACCTATCGCTGTCTTAGGAAGTTCTGTTATTCCACATGGTTGTTCTGATTGCCCTCATGGTCATTGGCAAAAGATGATAACAGCACAAAATAGAAATGTATTTGTAAGCGGCATGCCTATATGTAGAACAGGGGATATAGCAGGTTGCGGACATCCGGGTGTACCCGGTTCTCCAACTGCTGGACACTAGCTATGACATATACACCCGGATTTGATCACGTCACTTTTGACACCACTGGTGCCACCATACCACCAATTGGTTTAAATAAAGAACAAAAAGATCTTTATAAGTTTGGCATTGTAGGTGCAAGGCGGGGAAGACAGCTAGAATCCAGACATTCTGGCGCGTATAAATGGGGACAAGCGGTTGCGGACGGTGATTCTTACTTTAATTTAATGAAAGCAAAAAGTGATGACGAGTTATATCCATTTAAAAACCCATCGATGGACGACCTATCAAAAACTAAATCTGCTCTATCAGATTATATTGCTAAAGCAGATGCAATAATTGGTTATAATGCGTCTATTTCTTTACCGGGCGGTATACCCCCATCCTCATTAGAATTAATACCAGACAGCATTGTTAGCCATTATTCAGCAGTTAAAACCCACTTAGTAGAACTAAAAGATAATATGTTTGGTTCTGGTGTTCAAGTGGGCAATAATGTCTCTAGAAATATGATACAGCATACTTCAATGCTATCTGGTGTTGACCAGATAAATGATGGACAATATCCTGCCATGGCAGGTATAAATGGGATAATGAGTTCTAGTAATCAGATTATTAATGGTCTTGGTCAAAATTTTAAGGACATGGCAGATAACTTGTTAAGTTCTGGATTAAATGAAGAAAGTGGAACTTTTCAAAATTTAACTGGGCAATTACTTAAGGGAGTTGAAAGCGAATTCACCAGCGTTCTAGATGGTGTCGATTTTCCGGGAATAAATCAGGCAAAAGGTTTAATCACTAATGGTCTGGGTGGAATACAAACAGAATTAACGAATGCTGTTAAAGGCGCACTTGGCGATATGGGGTCAATTGACATAAGTGATATGAGTTCACTAGTGACTGACTTTACAGGAAATATTACGGGATCTTTAGAAAATGTTGTTGGTGATATATCTGGGTCATTATCAGGACTTGCCGGTGGTTTACTTGGAAATGCCAGCGGTCCTTTGGGGGGTGTTCTTGATGGTTTAACAGATAATGTTTCTGGAATGGTTGAAAATGTTCTCAGTGGTTCATTCGGTGGATTTGATAATATCCTAAGTGGTGGATTTGAAGGTGTGGTTGATAATTTTTCTGGTGCATTTTCCTCAATTTTGCCCGGTGGATCTGATAAAATAGGTGATATAGCATCCAATTTATTGGGTGATATGGTTAATTTCGATATACCCGGTCTTGGCGGTGTTGGTGATTTAACAAATATATTAAGTGATTTTGCACCCGCTGATTTAATTGGAGGAGTGATTGGAGGAGAATTTGGTAGTATTGCTGGGGGTATTAATAGTGCTCTTGGCGGATTAGTTAGTGGAAATATCCCCGGTCTTGGTGATATGGTTAGCGATGTAACATCGATGATTTCTGGAGACATGGGATTTTTAACTGATGGAATGGATCTTGTTGGTGATTTTTCTATGGGTGGCATGCTAGATGGGATGATGGGTGATTTCTTTGGTGGAGAAGTTATGGATATTGTGGGTATTGATCCAATAAAAGCACTTGGTGGGGCAATTCCCGGAATTGGTGTGGCTCCAGCAGTTATGTGTGGTTTGGGTGGAATTGGTGGTGGTGCACTCGGAGGAATTGCCGGTGGTGCAATGGGAGGTTTGGGCGATGTCGCGTCAGGAGCACTTGGTGATTTGGCAGGCGGTCTTGGTGATTTAGCGGGCGGTCTTGGTGATTTAGCAGGTGGTGCACTTGGCGGTCTTGGTGACTTAGCAGGTGGTGCACTTGGCGGTCTTGGTGACTTAGCAGGTGGTGCACTTGGCGACTTGGCAGGTGGTGCACTTGGCGGTCTTGGTGATTTAGGGGGATTAACCGATTTAGCAGGAGGAGCACTGGGTGATCTGGCAGGAGGACTTGGCGATATTGCTGGTGGTCTAAATAATTTAGTTGGAGGAGCCGTAGGGGATATAACAAGCGGTCTTAGTGACCTTGCAGGTGGCGCACTGGGTGATGTTATGGGTGGTTTAGGTGATCTTGCAGGTGGTGCATTTGGTGATCTTGGTGATTTGGCTGGTGGAGTTATTGGCGATCTTAATGGTGCACTAGGCGACTTGGGTTCATTTGCTGAAGATTTTGCTGGTGGTGCACTTGGCGATTTAGCAGGTCTTGCTGGTGGTGCGTTTGATTCCCTTGGGGGTCTTGGTGATCTGGCAGGAGGTGCGTTGGGTAGTATAGATTCTCTTGCCGATGGTATTGTTGGTAACTTAACAGAATCAATAGGTGGTGCACTTGGGGATATGGCAACTGTTGGTAATTTAACAGGAATTCTTAGCGGAGATATCAGCGTCAATACCATAGTTCAGGGCTCTTTTGAAAATGTATTAACAGATTTGCAAAACACAGCAGGTGGACTTTTAGATGATAAGGTTGGAGAAATAACAAACAATATTAGCGGAAAAATTAACACGGCCGCTGGCACGTTGGTTGAAGGAATACAAAACAGTATTAAGGAACAAATCACTTGATTAATGCAGACTTAAATAATAAATTTTGGAATATTGACATCATGGGGTCATGGATGGAAATGGGAATGGCTATACTTGCTTTGTTTGCTGGTTTTGTTATGGTATACCCGATAGTGAAAATGATTGTGACCAAAAAATTGTATAAAAAATGGAACCCCACATGCAATCACTTTAGAGAAAAAAATCAAAAAATACAAGATAGTTTAGCAGAGTTAAGAATAACTCTAGACTGCGGTCGTGCCTGTCTTTTACAATTTCATAATGGTGGAACCTATCTTGATGGTACTAGCATCAAGAAATTCTCTCTGACACACGAGTCGTGTGATATAGGTGTTTCTGAAACTTATAGAGAGCGCCAAGATACATTAATGACTCAATATTTGGATCTCTTAAGTATATTATCAGAAAATGATGCCTGTCCTAGATTAGTTAACGATTTAACGGATAGCAGTTTTAAAAGACAATTAGAAAATGCTGGGTCTGTAATATTTGCTCTTTATCCTGTAAAAAATGTTAGGGATAATAACACTGTTGGTATGATTTTAATTGAATGGACGGATTGGAACAAAATGGAACACATAGGTGATGATATTATAATATTATCAATGGAAGAAGGGTCAAGAAAAATAGAACCATACTTGCACCGGGGTCGAAATGTCTAAATACACCGATCTAGATTTTAATTTCTTTAGGCATCCAAGTAGTGGAGACATTATTTTAAAACATAATGAGGAAGCAATTAGAAATTCACTACGTAATTTAATAATGACATCTAAATATGAGCGACCTTTTAGAGACAATTTATATTGTAACATAAGAAGATGCCTATTCGAACCCATTACACCCATGACGGCATATATTATTCGGCAAGAAATTATAGATATTGTTAAACAATACGAACCAAGAATACTCTTGCAAAAAGTTGCAGTTGTCTCAGATAGCGATAGAAATTTTTACTCGGTGTCTATATATTATAGAGCAATTAATCAACCAGATACTCAAAGAGTTTCACTACAATTAGAAAGATTGAGATAATGGCACGAGATTCTAATATTAGAGTTAGTTCATTGGATTTTGATGGAATCAAAAATAATCTTAAAGATTATCTTAAAGGCCAGAGCATATTCCAGGATTATAATTTTGATGGATCTGCACTTTCTACCCTTTTAGATATATTGGCATATAATACCCATTACATGGGATTTTATAATAACATGGTTGCCAATGAAATGTTTATGGATAGTGCCGTAAAAAGAAGCTCTGTTGCATCAATTGCAAAGCACCTTGGTTATCAACCCGGCTCCGCATCATCACCCAGAGCCTTGGTGGATATAGTTTTAAGTGCTCCCGGATCCGATGTCATACTACCAAAAGGTACGAGATTTAGTATTTCTGATGGTAGAAATAACTATAATTATGTAAATTTACATGCAGTCACAGTGGATTCAGATGCTAATGTAAATGATTTAAATACACCCCATATCACTAGTTTAGTGCTTTATGAAGGCGCTATAATGACCCAATCATTTGTCAATGATAGTAGCCAACTGGGGCAAAAGTTTATTCTACCTCAGAAAAATGTAGATAGAAGTACAATCGTTGTAAAAGTACAGAAATCGGTGGCTGATTCCACTGGTTATAGTGATGGATGGGCAGAGGCAACAGATATAACAGAAATTGGTCCCACTTCCAAAATTTATAAAGTTGTTGAAAATACAAGCGGGCGATTAGAAGTCCGATTTGGTGAAAACGTTTTAGGAAAGGCACTTGATCATGGAAATCTGATTACGGTAGAATACCTAATCACCACTGGACCAAATAGCAACGGCGTTGGTGCGGCAGACAGATCCACAAACAGATCATTTTCGTCTTCGTCTGGTTTAATTTCAGAAGTTAGAGTGGTATCTGAAGCACAAGGTGGGTCACTTCGAGAGCCTGTGGATTCCATTCGATTTAATGCACCTATGTTTTTTGCCTCTCAAAACAGGGCAGTAACAGCAGCCGATTATAAAGCAATACTACAAAAAGAATTTCCCTCTCTTGCATCACTCAATGTTTATGGTGGAGAACTGGCAAACCCACCAGAATATGGCAGGGTGTTAGTTGTTGTTAAACCAAATTCTGGAACAAAAATCACTGATAATACAAAAAGAGAAATAGAGAATCTGATTTTAAATTCTAAAGGTATTGTTGCCATAAATGCAAAAGTTATTGATCCAACATACGTGTACATGAAGATAACATCTGATATCGAGGTTGATACAGATATGACTACATTAACACCAGATGAAATTGTTGCAATGGCAAAAACTATTTTGGTTAGTTATGCCAATGATGAATTAGAAAGATTTGAAAGTGGTCTAAGATTTTCAAAACTGGTTAAAATGATAGATGATGTGGATCAGGGCATTTTAGGAAATCAAACTAATATATCACTTGAATATAGACTCAACCCAAGTGTTGGTGTGAATTCAACTTATAGAATTTCTATTTCTAACCCAATTCATCATCCGCACGACGGACATAAAGCCGTGGTTAGAACAAATGAATTTACCTATAAAGATAGTGCTAATGTTACACAATCGGGTATAATAGAAGACGATGGTAAATTTAACCTTGTCTTGAAAAAGAAAATTGATAACGGTTTGTACGAAAAAGATAAAAATATAGGTTCCATAGATTATACTAACGGTATAATATTTGTTGATAGAATTAAATTTATGTCTACCGGTTCTTATCCAGAAATCAGATTTGCTATAAATCCGGATACACAGGATATTTTAAGTATCAATGACGTTATTCTTATCATTGATGAAAATGATCCTACTGCATTAAGTCTAACGGCATATGCCAGCCCGGGTGGTCGACTCGTTGGTACTTCTACTTCAGAAAAATTAACAAAGACAAGAACAAGTATAACTGGTGACATTACTCCAGATCTTTCTGGTGGATTGGGTGGGGGTATTAGCAGCAACTGATGGCGATACTTCCACACAATTTGAATTTACCACCTTCTGGCGGCTCCGATTCGGATGATGATCCATTCGATATTAATGATCTTTTGAATCAACTGGCTGAGTTTGATGGTGGTGATGACCCTCTCCCAGTCCAACCCCCGTCAGTCAATATTGTATTCCCCCAAGTGGACAGGGAACGTGAACAACCAATTTCACCATTTATAAAATCTGGATTTCCTGAATATATCGCCGTTGACCATTCCACATTTACCGACTTTATCAAGGCTTACTATGAGTGGTTAGAAAAGTCTGGCAATCCAACTTATATTTCAAGAAGATTCGGTGAATACATTGATATTGATGAAACCTTAGACGGTTTTATACCATATTTTTTAGCCACATATGCCCCATTTTTACCAGATGAATTGCAAAGCGGTGCTGATTTAAGAAATGTCATACCAAGTATGATAGATTTTTATCAGAAAAAAGGAACAAAGGATTCTCTTAAATTCTTCTTTAGAATGCTGTATAATGTAGATATTGAATTATTTTATCCAAAATTAACTCTTATGAAAACATCTGATGGACGGTATGTCGAAAGAAGTGTTATAAAGGGCAATATTTCTGGTATGACAGCCGGTAGATGGATAAATTTAAATGGTAGACCAATAAATCAATATCACGATAATAAATTGATAGCATCTGCTGCAGTTGAAAGTGTGCAATGGGTCTTAGAAAAAACTGGACCAATGTATAATATTCAGATATCAGATGTCTTTGGTGCATTTAAAGAGGGCAACCCCGCCATTATTTCTGATTCTGATAATAATGATATAAGTGTGGATATTGTTCCTACCATCGGATTCCTTAATGTATCTATTGGTGGAACAAACTATAAAATTGGTGAAAGCATTTCAATAACAGGAACGGGTCCAGCAGCAGACTTTATCGGATTTAAAGGAGAAATCAGTGCCGTTAATTCTTCTGGTACTATTACCGGGGTAAAAATTATTGATGGTGGTGTTAGAGCAAGTGGAAAAATAGGTTCTACATATGCTATATCAATTAATTCAAGAGAAGGAGATGGTGCAACCCTAGGTGTGTCTGGTGGTTATGGTTCCATGAATTTAACTCCATATTATGAAGGTGAAGTAGGCAGATTATCGTCTGGTAGTTTTATACAAGACAACTTTTTCTATCAAGAATTTTCATATGTTATTAGAACTCAAAGAGGAATTTTAGAATATATTGATTTATTAAGAAAACTTGTACACCCCGCAGGGTTAAAACCATTTGGTCGATATCTGTTAACTTATAATGATTCTACTTCACTATCATATGAATCTGGTGGTCCGACAAGATATGAAATGCCGCTTATCGGTCATTATTCCCCATATACTTTTGGAACAACTCAAAATTTAAGATATAATGTTGACGGTGTGGATTTGTATCCAATTGGGTTTAATGGTCAAACAGGAACAATAGCAGATTTTACTGGAGTTGTCGCCGAAGCCGGATCCGATCCACATGTTGTTGGCATAACTGGGGCACTTGGTTCAACTCTTGGGGGTGCTTTGGGTCATACTATTGGTGGTGGTTTAGGTGCCGTTGGAATCTATAATGATGGTGGAACCGGATATTTAAATAGAGCAGATTTTTATGAACAGTATGAAATATTTGCGGGAGGCATTTCTGGTCCTACCTTTAGTGGCTATACCATGGGCTGGTCTGTTTATCCGCATCCCGCACATAGGGGTGCAACCCACATCCTTGGTGGAATGTCCATGGGTTGCACTTTTACCCGATTGGGTATTGATCCGAACCCACCGATCTATTCGTCTGGGCAAGTTAGCGAGGGTGATATAATTGTTCAATATCCGTGGGATTATGCTCCCGCCGCTGTTGGTATCGTTGTGTCGATTACCAATTCTGCCTTTTGGGCCCTCTATCCAAATTTAATCGTTGATCAGATCACAACCGAACAGCCTTTTGTAACCACAACCGCCCCCGGTGTACAACAGGGCACGGTTGCAATCTATAATTCTTCTGGTGCAACCGTTTATCAATCTGAAGGTGGCCTCGATCGCGATCGCATGCATGGCTATGATATAAACCTCGACCCCAAAATGGCATATATACAAATAGGGGACTTTATTAGGGAGATGCCAGCATAATGCGTCAGCTATTTAAAACACATATGTTAGATAAACTTGCCAAATCATTTAGATCTGGCGAAGACGGTGCATATTTTTTATATTTTGGTAAGCCTCTTTCATGGTCAGACGAAAATTCCCCACCCACACCAGTAGAAACCACAAATGAAGATATTGGTATCTGGGAAAACATGCTTGGTGCCAAAAGGATCTCATCTGTTAAAGTAATATTCATGACGGATAAACTTAGCCACGCAAGCGGGATGACTATGGCCGCCGCACTGAGTGATACTGATTATTTTAGTGATAGATTTATCTTTAAGACTGATGAAGGATATGTTTATAAAGTTATTAAAAATGGCAATGCTTCGGGGGCACAGACAAGTGGTGAATTTACTAATAATTATACTACAAATACATTCGGAAATAACGATGACTCGTATGACTATAAGTTAATGTACAAAATTCCTGACAATTTACAGGAATTTATTACAGATACACACATCCCCATACTTGAAGTAGATGTTGTTTCCGGTCTTCAGACTAGATACAATGATGAAAGACAATTTAGATATAATGTAAAAACTGATGCTGTTGACGGTGCTCTAGATACCATTAAAATTGATAATGTACAAAGTGGTGGTACATATTCAATGTCAAATCACTTGACAGCAGAACCCTTTACTCAAAGACCTGATCGAGATACAGGGTATCTTCTTTCTGATTCGGTTACTGTATCTACCACAGAAATACAACTGGCAGCTAATGAAACTATGAATGGTGTTTTTAACAATGCATCCATTGTAGATGATACTTATAATGGATATGCTTTTTATATAAAATCAGGAGCAGGCGCAGGCTCCGTTAGAAGAATCACTGATTATGTTGGTGCATCTAGAACAGTTACACTATCCCCGGCACTTGACATCGCACCCGATCTAATAGGTGAGTTGAACCCGTCTAGTTATTTTATTTGCCCGTTTGTGGGTATTACCGGAGATGGTTATGCTGCATCAGCAATTGGTATTGTCAATAGCGGCGATGCAACTCTTGATGAAATCGATATTATTAATCCCGGTTACGGATATACCAAAGTAAGAGCAACTGTTTCACCGGTGGTGGTAGGCGATAATTACACTTTAACACCGCATATCTCACCAAAAGGCGGACATGGTTTTAGCCTTTTAGATGAGGTAAGACCGACCAAAATGCTTGTTGTTGTTAGAATTCAGAAGGATGAAGAGGGAACAGCACCCATTTTTAATGATTATAGACAATTTGGTATATTGGCAGACCCCTTAATTTCTGCCGGATATGCCAATGAAGGTCTAGTTGCAGGTAAGTATGATACAACATCTACACTCATGAGTGTTAGCGCACCAACTGGCGGCATTTTCTTCACTTCATCTTTCCAAAACGGCGATCTTGTTATAGGAAAGGAAACCAATGCATGTGGAACAGTTAATACAGCATCATTGGGTGGGTCTGAACAAAAAAGCATGCTTTTAAATTTAAAAGACCTTAAAGGCAATTTTAAAAATAATGAAGAAGTTTTGGGAATCAGAAATAAAGGTTTAAATACATGGAACAATTCCCTAGTGGGTTCCGGTTTTGTGGCATATCAAGAACCAACCGTGCCAGCCACTGATAGAACATATAGAATGACAGTTTCTGCTGGAATCACCAGTGATAGCGTCCTAAATAGGGATAGCATATTAAAAGACACATTAATTTCTGGAGCAAGTGGAGCAACTGCAAATATCGTACAATGGACACCATTTTTCGGTGCTACAGGTACTTCCGGAAGTGTTTTGATATCAAATGTGATAAGAGAATCAAATTCTGGTGGAACTTTACCATTAAATGGTTTTGTAAACAATGAAACTGTAACTATTGGTGCTTCCACTTACACTATAAATAATGTTAAAGGACCAGAACTTGTTAAAGGTTCTGGTCGAATTGTCATAGCAGAAAACACCACCCCGGTGGTGAGGACTTTCGAACAAGAAGAAGAAATCAGATTTTTCATTGATCTGTAATGGAGTAAATAATGCCAGCATCTCAATTAACAACTCTATTTAATACAAATCCTTACTATGATGACTATAGTGAAGATAATGGGTTTTTAAAAGCCCTGTTCAAGCCCGGTGTTGCTATACAAGCCCGGGAATTAACGCAGTTGCAGTCTTTTCTTCAGGTTCAACTTGAAAGAATCAGTAGCAATATTTTCGAAAATGGCTCTATTGTTGCTGGTGGTGGAGTTGCTGATTTTAGATCGAACTATATTAGAATCGAGGAAACTTTAACTGATAGTGAACTTAGTTCACTAATTGGGGTTAAAATCTATTCCGGTGATATCGTCGGAAGAGTGATTCAATTCATTAAACCAACCGCTGCACAGGTAGGCACGGATGATGATCACCAAATATTAATTTATTCTAGTGAAACAGCGGGTGCTTTTGCTTCTGGTGTGTCTGTTGGCACGACTGGTCCAGATCATCCGGGTATAACAGTTATTCCTAATGCAACCGGCACTGATGCCATCAGTGTAACAGTCGATGATGGCATCTATTATGTTAATGGTTATTTTGTTAAAGCAGCAAAACAAACAATAACGCCTTATGCGGTTAATGAAATTGGTGCAAGAATATTCAAATCACCTTCTGCTGCTGTTGGTTTCAGAGCAAAAAATGAAATTATAACTGATCAGGCAGATCCATCTCTCAGAGATCCCGCATCCGGTTATTATAATCACAACGCCCCTGGCGCAGATAGATTTAAAATTGATTTAGAACTGTCTTTTATCGGGTTCACTGCTGATATAGGAAATGCTTCTGGATTATCATTTTCTGATTATGGGGACTCACCATTTGTTGAATTGGTCAGACTTGTTAATGGTACGGCAACCAAAAAAGTAAAATATACTGATTATAACGAAATTGAAAATACTCTTGCCAGAAGGACATATGACGAAAGTGGAAATTATACTGTAACACCACCGGCTGCATCCGTCTATCCGCATTCGACATTTTTCACTCCTCCGGACGATACTAATAAATTTGCCCTAGCAATCGCCCCTCACCGATCATACGTTTCTGGATATGAAATGGACCTCATTGCACCATCGTATTTGGAAATTGATAAAGCAAGAGATAAATCTAAGGCTTTTAATGAAATCTTAGAAACAAATCTCGGTCAATATTATTATGTTAGCTTGGAAACTGATAGCGACAGAGAACCAATTTTGGGAGAAGCAGCTGATGGCGGTGTTGCTGAATTAGACGACGATATAGGTTTAGACGGAACTGACAAATATAATGCACCTCACACAGGTCAACTATGGGGTGCATATACAGTTGATGAAAATGGGTCTAAAGTGCTCAGCAGCACATTCCAATTTAAGTGTTTTGGTAATCACGAAACCATTGATGAAACACAATGTATTAAAATGCACGCGTTTAATTATACACCCGGAAACACTACTGGTGCACCCAGCATCGTGCATCCAGTTCGGTGGGAAAACATCACTGACACTGAGCCCTTGATACTCAACGCCTCAGAAAATGGTTCACCCTTAGGATTTTATCTTAAATCTGGTGGAGGAAATACTGGAGGAGCACCAGATTCTACTGATGGCAATGGCGATTTAATTTTCCCGGTTTTAAATGAACGACAAATAACAGAAGATGGCATTGTTAAAACTAACAGTCATAACAGCACTATAATTAGAACAGTCATGCTTAGACACCCTGTAACTGCCAGTGAAGCTGGTGGCGGGGTATTCGTTTTTGATGGTAGTCAGCCTACTGATGGAACCGAATTGCCTTATGTTTCCGAGGTCAACACCACACGGTTTACTGTAATAATGGGGAATGATGCAACGAATACTGATAACCCGTCTAGATGCACCATATTATCACCAGATAAGTATACGATCGCTACCACTTCGACTCCTGTGAATACCTTGACATTAACAACACTTAATAATACCGGTGATGAAGATTTTTCTGGTGTTGTGGGTCAAGTTATCACAATAATTGCAACTGTTAGAGATGACTCTGTTAGCAGACCTGATGGGGATCAGATCTATAGATCTATAACTAAAAACACTGATAAAACAGTTACTATATCTCGAAATGAAACATATAAAGATGGAAATGGAAATCTCACATTTTATCTTAAAGATGCCCATTTAATTTCTGTTAAATCGATTGTGGATAATCAATCCGGAATGGGTGATAATGTTTTTAAAATGTCTGATGCCATAATTGATGATGGGCAACGCGATGATAGAATGATGCTAGCATCAGTTACAATTCCCATTACCAGCCTAAACGGCGATGGTGATCTCGACGATAAAGATTATCGAATTCAAGTCACATATAGTTATTATTCGCATTCTGGTGCTGGACCAGTGACCACCGACTCATATATTGATGCTGAGACTTCATATGATGATATACCGGTATATACTGATCCGGGTTCAGGTAAAAGGCGGCGGCTGTCAAAATTCATTGATTTTAGACCAGTAGCAGAGCCCAGTCAGACTCTTATTCCAGGGCGTGAAGCCGACCAAAAATATGTCTTTTTCGGTTTACCGTCAAACACAAATCTAGACTCTTCTGTAGTATCATATATGTATTATCTTCCAAGAATTGATTCTGTTGTTGCTTGTGATGATAGAACTCTTAGAGTTGTGAAAGGAACACCGTCAGACTCACCAAAAGCACCTCCTGTTACAGGGAAAGATATGGGGATGTTTAAAATCAATATTTCTCCATATGTGTTTAATTTATCAGATGATGTCAACATACATTATATTGATAATCAAAGATCAACAATGTCAGATGTCAATCTGATTGAAAATAAAAACTCCCTGCAAAAAATTTCAAATAGACAAGAAAGTTTAATTTCGGAAGGACTGGCGGCTGCAGCTGCAGATGTTAATAATAATCAACACGTTGTTGCAGATGGTGTTTTTGCTGATGACTTTACCGGGCATGCCTTTGGTGATTGCAGCCAAGAAAGTTACAATGCTTCTATGGATCCTGTTAATAGTGGTCTTAGACCCACATTCGAAACATTATTTGTTCCCATCAATATGGTAGTTGGAAACGGACTGGCAAAATCATCTGATGGTATTATAACACATGCATACGAACCCCAAGACGTTATAAGACAAGATGTAACCACTTTTTATCAAAATCTAAACCCGTATGGTGTTAAATCTTGGATGGGTTATATGAAACTAACTCCATATGGTGATTTTAAATATAGTCTATCCAAAACACCAATGGTACAAGCAAATACCATTGGAGAAAATAATAATAGATTTATTACTGGTGGATCCAATTCCAAATATTCCTATGGAGATATTACTGTAGGAAAAAGAGAAGGCATGAACACCATATTGGCAGAATCTGTTACTAATTGGATTGGTAGAAAGAAAGATTTTGAATATAGTGTAACACCCAATCCTTTGAGCAGAAATTTTCTCAGACTACCAAAACCAGAATTTACTGTATATCCCAACAGGATTTTAAGATCTTGTCAGGGGAGATTAATAGATGAATCAGTAGTACCATATATGACATCAATCGGAATAACTTTCACTGCAGAAAATTTAAAACCGGCATCAACTGTTTTTGCCTTTATTGATGGATTTACAGCAGGCAACGTTGACGGATATGAAGTTGGTACAACCGGGCATGTTTCTGACCATATAACAATTAGTGATGATACTCTGATGTCTGGAGTAAAAAATTTCAGGTTAACAGATTCAATAGAAAACAATGTTAATGCAGCAACGACATCTGCAGATTCCTGTTTCTATGCCCAAGGTTCAATTGATCAAATTGATGAATATTCAATATCAGCAAGACCAATGGAAACAAGAAGGCGTTCAGCAAATGATGAGGGGATTTTATCAGATATCCTTATTGATCAGAGGGATGCTAGTTTAGAGACTGTTAAAAACTACATTGATCCACTTTGTCAAAATTTCAGTGTTGATCCGGGATTGTCCGGTGGTTACGATAATGGAATGTTTTTGGATAGTGTAGATGTTAGATTTGCAACTGTGGATGACAAGGGAGGAGATGGAGTCGGCCTTCCAGTAACTGTTTGTATAAGACCCACTGTTAATGGAAAACCACACCCAAACAAAATCATTCCGTTTTCAACAATTACCCGTCTTCCATCTCAGACAACTCTTGGAAGTGGTATGACAGATTATAATACCAATTTTAAATTTTCGTCACCGGTTTATTTAACACCCGGTCAATACGCATTGTGTGTTGAAACAAATAGTGATCAATATAAAATTCATGCTGCTAGGGTCGGTGAGTTGATATTGAATGATGAAGGTGGACCAACCACTTCATCATATGGTGGGGAAGGAATTGAATCTGGTGGTATTATACTTAAATCATTATATCTTCCCCAAAACAATGGTGGAAGAGCCGAAGATAAAATGTCAAAACTGTCTATCAGATTGAATAGATGTAAGTTTGCCTCCACGAATCTTAGCGATGAAGAAAGGACAGTTGATATAACCCCAGTTAATGCAAGCATGTGGTATGCACCACATTTGCCATCTGATGCCACTGATGCCGAGTATTATGACTATATTTTTGTTAATACAGATCAAATGGCATCTGTAGATGCCATGAGGACAAATATCACTGTGGGAGGCGATAGTAGTGAAGTCAATACAGTATATAGCGTGTTTGATCAAAATGGGCCCCTCACGGTGGATAATATCGATATAAAATCGGTATTTCAACCATCCAGTGGAAATAATACATTGACTCCAGTTTTAGATTCTGAAAGGGCTGGTTTGATTCTTCATAAGGGTGTCGTTAATCGAATAAATGGTTCTGCTATTCTGAATAGTACACAAGAACAGGACGAACACAGAGATTTAGTAGCAACACCCAGTCCCGATGCTGCACACAAGGGAGAAGATCAACCAATATCTGTTGGTGTTAATAATGTTTCGAATCTGGAAACGGTATCAGATAGTAGATATATTAGTAAAATAGTAAGTACACCAGAAATATGCACAGATTTGAAGGTATATTTTGACGCTGCCGCTGGCCCAGGGTCCGGGTATTTAGTCTATATGAGAACGGATGCAGAAGGTCCAATAGATAATCAGTTGTGGAGGATAATGAAGCCGGGCGATCCACCCGATTGGGCGTTTCCTACTGGCCTTGCAAAAAGAAAATATATAACGAATTATGGCGAAAGCAAATATCCGTTTAATAAATACCAAGTAAAGATTGTGTTTGCTGGTGTTTACCATCCAAATACTGTAATAAAAAATCTTAAGGTAGTTCCATTAGCGACTACATAATTATGAATGATTTAACTCTCAGGGGACTTGAATGACCACACCTCCAATAAATGATAATATCAGCAAGTTATTTTTAACTGATACATTTTATTCTTGGTTTTTAAAAACCAATGATTTAATTGATAAAGTTAACCCAATTTCTTTGTATGGAATTTCTGCAGACAGTAGAAATCCTGCACCTGATGGTAAAAATTATGATGGCATCACCATTGCAGATCTTGGTGAAGGTTATTATAGAATTGGTTACCATTTACCCCATACCATTTTGGGTACAACTCATGAATTTAAAGAGTGGTTAAATGTCCACGGTATTTCTGGTACTATAGTAAACACCATTAACGGTCGAACCGGTGACCTCCTCGCAGTACAAGCAGCCAGTGGTCGGACTGCTGATATTGTAACAGGAAATTTGGAAAGAGTTGTCTTTTCCGTTAATGGGTTTACGGGAACCACCGGTGGTGCAGTAAACATCCCCGGATTGATTACTGGTACATATGATGGAAATCGAGGCGATATCCTTGTTGTCAATGAAGGTGGTACTTATGATAATGTACCATTCATTGAAGATATGCCATTGTCTGCGGATATTGCCGACGTTAATAATCAAATGGGTTTCAAAGCAAACGTAACTGATAGTTATGCTGCTATCATGCTGGCAGGCAACAAAATCAACACCGACACCGATCCGGATCATAATCCTTTGCATTATTATGGTGATAGTAATCACATAAATTATAATTATTACTCTGCTGATGAACTAGGAACGGTTATTCATATTCCTACACTTACTAGAAATCTGAGGCGGGTTGCTCTTACAATACCAACAAAATATCAGCATGCAGCAGGCATATTATTCACAGACCAGTACGGCGGTGCTATCGCGTCCAGTGGAAATTTGAATATCAGAACTGGACACCGTGTGGAGGGGGATGGTGGGGATGGTTGGTCTGGTTGGAGAGATCTGGATTGGGAAGACATAAAAGTTCTAGACCTTGGTCTTAATATTATCACCAATCCATACACGCCGGGCAACGCGGCCAATCGGGAGTTTCCATCTAATGCAGACGGTAGTACGAGCGATCGGGGTGCTATAGCTGTTAGATTTAACAGTGCAGGTAATTCTATATTTAATTATAGTGATTATGCCAACCCCTTCACGTGGGGCGGCTCAAT